AGCGCCACTCAGGTCAGCGTCCCTCAGGTCAGCGCCACTCAGGTCAGCGTCCCTCAGGTCAGCGCCACTCAGGTCAGCGCCACTCAGGTTTGCATTGCCATCAATAGCCGCCTCAACTGCTTTTTTCATCGTGGCGTTGTCTGATTCGTACTCAAACAATACATCTCCGCTGAACCATGATTTAATTTCAATTTTGACTTTGGACATTTTAGTCTCCTATTTAGTTATTGATTCGATAAACTCAATCGCTGCATCGCAGCCTTTGCAAACAACAGTCTGAATGCCAGCCTCATTGAGCGTTTTAATCCACTTCTTTTGATTTGTTGATGTTACACCTCCTTTCTTGCGTTTCATTTCGATGAACACCAAACGATTTGCGTATGTATTGGTATATGATGATAGATCCTCTCGAGGCACATTGTCGCCGTATCCATACCAGACATCCGGCACAACTACGGCCAAATCTGGCACGCCAGAACTCACGCCGAGCTTCTTATTCTTGATTCTCTGCTTGTGGCTTTTGGTGTATGTTTCGTTAGGCACTCTGAAACGTGGATAGCCGTTATCATCCAGCCATTTAACAAACGCCTCTTGCTCTTGGTCTTCGTATGGATTATCTATGTTTGCGAGATTAGGCATCGTTACTGCCTCCATCAATTACCTTGAAACATTCACTCGGCTTCCTCAAAAAGCGTTCGATATTCTCGCCATCTTTCATTTCAACCAGCACCTTGGTGATTTTTCGAGTTCTAGGTATTACAAAGAGGCCAAATAAATATGTAGTATGTCGCTCTTCAGTCATTCCGCCGGCGATAACAGTGCCAATCCTATACTTGTCAGGATTGTTTTTTCTTTCGTCTCGATAGTTGAAATACACTTTGTCGCCGATAGCAAGTCCGTCAAAAGACTGCCGAAATGTCGACTCTTTAAGTTCGATTTTGCCCATTATTTCCTCCTATTTTTAGATTTATCTAGCCACTCTCGATACTCGATCTCATCTTCGATTGCTGGCACGATTAGGACTGTTAGTATTACGATTGCGAAAAGCGCTGCGATTATTATGGCCATGATTGTTTCTCCTCTGGCTTCTTAATTCGCACAAGGCGACAGTTTGTAATATATGTCCCCATGATGCTTGTCCTGTCGCCAGTCTCTAAGGCTCTAAGCGCTGGTAGTCCCACGCCACACATCTCTACAATCTGACAGACGATGTTAATTTTGTTACCAGTTTCCGTATCTGGATAGACAACCAAAACATAATCGTGCATCCGCAACTTGTCATCGTCGCCTACTTCCCAGTCGTCGTAGGTAAAATGGCTTAAAACCAGGTCGCAGCATGCTGCGTGGTTGTAGTTGTAGTCGCTATGGTCTAGCGGTTCTTTAACGTAGTCGTCCCATAGCGGCTGGCCGCAGTTGTGACACTCTGGACGGCCAGCGCAATAGCACAGATCGTGTCCATCGTTGCATGACAGCGCGCGAGGGTCGCCTCGCCGTTTTATGTCAGTCATCGTCCAGCTCCTCTAACCTCTTTTTATTTGCGTAGTCAATAAGGCTCTCGAAATCTATGCTCATAGTCACCTCGATGCGTGGCAATAGGAGTATGGTTCCGTCAGCCTTGTTCCTCGCGATGGAATCAAACTCAAAATTAGCAAAAGCCAAACATGAATCAATATTATCTTTGATGTAGTCTATAACCTGTTTTCGATCAGTTTGTAGCATGGTATTTTTCCTCAGGTAACTCAGAATTTTTACTATCAAAACGCCTGTCTATTATCACGAATGATTGCCAAGGAGCTTCTCTGAAAATAGTTCCAACCGTTTCTTTAGCCAATAACTCGGCATTATAAACGTCTTCGTACCAACCGCTCGCAATGACAAGTATTCCATTGTATTCATAATTAAATTCATATTTGTAATATCGAGCGAAATTGACTTCGAGGTTTTCATACTCTTCTGGCAATTCATTTTTAATTCCCTTGTCTTCGTCTATAACTACGATTTGTTTCATTGACATCTCCTCTATCTATGTCCACGGAATTGACATTTTACTTGACTTTCAATTTTCAAATTAAAGTAAAATGGTGGTTTAGTTTAATTTCAACCGCATAACTGGTTGGCTATATAAGGTGATGATTTGCACGCACTGTCTTACGGGATTTTCACCACAGGGCTTCCACCGTTTAGTCAAAAGACTAAGCTGCGTCGTGTAAGGTCACATCTTTCACTACTCAAGTTGCAAAGTCAGCAGTTACTTTTCTAGCTCTAATTGCGGAACTTCGCGAGCTGCAACACTAAGCTCAGCTTCAAGCTTTCGAGCCACTTATATAGCCAGTTGACAACACCAGGTGTATAGCACTAATATGGTTAATTTGTCTTGATGATGTTGCCAGTTGATAGCACCAAAATATAGTTGTTTAGAATAGCTATAAATAGGTATACAATTTTTTCCCTAAGTAACAATTAAAGGTGCGTTGGTGCTACCAGTTGAACAGACGATACACGTTGCACTGTGCCAAAACTTACTCTCAAAAAAGGCTCACAACGTTCCACGATTTTGCTATACGTGCCGTGGTAAACCAGCACGCAGTTGATGAGAAGTGTGCATATCATCTGTCCAGTTGAATAGACAATTGGGTGGACTCGAACCACCGTCGCGTACGTGTTGCAACACGGCTCTACCATCTGATTTACAATTGTCTATCCAGTTATGCGGTTGATGTTAATGTTCGCCCAGTTTTTCGACATATGGTAGGTCATTAGTCAATGGCTTTTATATATTCATATTCATCTGCGAATCGCTATCAATCCGCTTCTTGCCAGTCACGAGGTAGCGTGAATCAGTCAGATTGCTATCGACGTAATTGTCGGCCAGAATATTGACGAACATCATTGCGTCACGGTTATCCATGATAATAATGCCGTCGTGATTGTCTGACATAAGCGCCAAATCCATTTCCTCGGCGTAATCGACAACTCTTTCCTTACAAGGCAAATGCTCAACGTCCAACTTCATCAACATGGCGGTCAATGATTTGTTGCGGTCAGCCAACTCTGTGAATGACAATCCCTCAGGCAAGTTCAGTGCAAACTTTTTCATCAAAAGATCAATGACTTGCTTTGTTGCGATGTCGCTTGACGGGTCTTGTTTGAACAAATTGACGAACTTCTTTGGATTAAACGCAAACACTTTCCCGCCAGCGATCAATACCTGATTGTTGGCCGGTATCTTAAATGCTGCGTCGGCATTAAGCTCGCCAAAGTCGCTACCGCTGACCTGCCATGTGAGGCTTCCACTCAGCATCTGCGACCGCTGCAGCTGTTTGGCGATGTAAAAGGTTTTGTCTGGATCTTTTGGGTCGCTAAACCGTGCTACAATACCGTGCATACGCTTCATCTCGTGTTCTTGCTCGTTGAAATCAGAGATACGATCGTCTCCGAGAAAATAAACGAGTGTCTCAGCACGCTGGATACTTTCAAGCTCGCTATATAGCAAAACATTTTCCATTTGATCGTTTGTCGCGTAGTCCCTGACAGACAATCCAACTGCTGCTCCAGTCTCCACAAAATTGATCATGTCGTAGAGAAACAGTGTTCGCATTTGGTCTTCTATGGCCGATGTTTTCAGTGGCAACACGTATGGCGTAAAGTTTTTATTGAAAATGAACAGGTCGATGAGCAGATCTTTCTTATTAGCATCAGCCCAATTCGCCCACTGGAATATGTCGAATTGATTGTCGTCAATCACTTCTCCCACCAAAATCCTTTCTGCTCAGCCGTAGACTCAGACTTCTTTTCATCATTCTGCAAACCACCAGCTGGCTTATTATTAATCCTTACCGCAATGTCTACGTCCCGAACGCCGCGCTCCAGAAGCCATTGCTTGGCTTTTCTGGCGTCAGCTTCGGTAGCGTAGGTTTTAGAGTGCGGTTTATTGTTCTCGTCGCTCCAGCGAACCGTAAATGTGCAGTTCATCAGAGACATTACGTAGTCTCCAGTTTCTTGCGTTTGCGGCGCTGTTTCTTGCGAAGTGCTTTTTAGTCACGACTCCTTAATCTCCAAACCTCTCATACATGCAGCTTTCGTGCATGTCTGGATAGTCTTTTCGCTCAGCGTCAGATTTAATGAGCGCCAAATTGCACATGCTACATCTGCCGTACGGTGCGGTTTTTTCAAATTCAGCCAGCTCGTCATTTTGTTTAGGTCTACGTTTGCTGATCCGGCCGCAAATCCGAGCTGCCTCCCGATTGAGCGCAAAGCCCGTTTTGCTGCCCCTTGACCTCGACCCACCCTTTCTGCCGATTTCACGATAGAAGTTCGGATTTTTCGCGAGAATTGTTGCGGCAGCTTTCCTGCCGCCGGCTTCCGTTCCTGCCATGGTTCTCCTTTCCTTAAAATGGTATTTCGCTCAAATCAATCGGCGTGTCGAGGTCGATATCCTCTACTGGTTTCGCCGCTTGATTAGTCGTTGCATTTGTCGCTTTGGCGTCGTCTTCTGCGTATCGCTCAGTCGCTGGCGCGGCGTTATTGCCGCTACCCTTGGCGTCGCTCAAAAACTGGAACTGGTCGATGATGACTTCAGTGGCTTTACGCTTGATATCGTCTTTCTCCCAGATTCTGGTTTGCAAGCGTCCAGTTATGCCAATCTGCTTACCTTTCGGTGCATATTCTGCTAGCAACTCAGCCGCTTTATTCCAAGCGACGCAATCGATGAAACTAGCGTCGGCGTCTTTGCCGTAGCCATCAACCGCTAGTGCGAATGAGGCTACGGACTTGCCGCTGTTCGTCGTTTTGACTTCAATGTCTCGGACGACGCGGCCGATTAGAGTTACTGTGTTGATTGCTGCCATATTTAGAAACTCTTTTCTTCGCGGATTTCAACACCTGGGATCTCACGTAACCCATTGGCGATGGCTTCACGGATTAGTTTGTCACTCGGCTCGCAGAGATAGCGCGGCACTAATTCAGGGTTGGTAACCGTGAATACCGTCTTGGTTTTAATACCAGATTTGACGGCTGGTTTTTGTGCTTTAGCAGCTTTGGCTGCTTCAGCCTCGGCGATCTCCTGTTCGCGTTTACGCTGTGCTGCCAGTTTCGCAGCCTCGGCTTCGTCGCGCTCAGCGGTCGTCAATTCGTCTTTACGTGTCAGTAGCTCGTTGATGGCTTTGGTGAACGCCAGCTTGATTTCGGCATGGTTCTGATCAGCTTCAGGTAGCTCGGCAAATATCTGCTTCAATTCAGCGCCTCGCTCGTCGCAGGCTTTCTGGCTGCGTAATGATTTGGCGTTGGTGGCAAACTTGGCGCAAATAGCGTCAACGCGTGCCGCTTCCTCTTTTGCCAGTCGCTCCTGCTCTTCCTGGTAAGCCATAATCTTCTGGCCGATGTTCTCCAACGCCTCTTCAGCTGGTGCGAGTACATCTTTTTCAGCGTCGATGAATTGTGACTTGACGCTGTCAAAGTTGCGCGTAATTGCCAGCCGAGCGTTCTTGACCTCAGTGCGGTGCGAGGTGATCAGCTTACGGATTGCGACTGCTTCTTTAGCGGTAGCGTCGTCGGTTACCTCTTTAGCTTTGGCTTGCTCCAAAAGCTCTTGCGATTTGATTTTGAACGGCGATATCGTAGCGACTTGCGAATCGACGTATTCTTGTAGTTGTGACATGTGTCCTCCTTTATTTCCTGTCTGCTTCAGATTTGCCAAGCCGAGCGCCGGTCATTTCGACGCGTGAGCTTGGAATGGTTGGTTTAGCGGCTGCTTCGATTTGCTCTCGGCTTGCTAATGTCGGCGCTGGCGCAATCCACGCGTACTCAGCGTCGCCTCTTACGCCATCGACAATCTTCGTGAAGTCTGGCTCGATGTAACGGCCTAGCCGACCCGTGCGGTCTTTGGCAACGTACTTGTCGCTGGCTGGATCAACGATAATCAACCGCTTGGTGTCGCCAGTCTCGGTGTCATTTATCGTTGTCATGTAACCGACGATGTCCACCAGGTTGACCAGCTCCTCAGATAGCCTTGTGGCTACCATCGGGCGTTTAATGACACGTCCGTCGTCATCTTTCTCTTGAACATGAGCTACGATAACGATGTGCTTGCCGCTATCGCGCATGGTTTTCAGAAAGTTTCGCATGGTCGATTTCAGCCAGCCCCAGCCAGCCATGGTCGGGTTGCCGTCACGCTGGACCAGTTTGCTGTCGGCTCTATTTCGCATGTAGGCGATCAACTTCTCCATCAACTCACCGATTGGATCGATGATCACCGTGTCGTAGTTGTCAGTGAGTGCGATCTGCATAAACTCCTGCATATCGTCCCATTTTTCGATCAGCGCCACGTCGGCTGCAATGCCGCGAAGTCCGAAGTATTTGCTACCGTTCTCGCAGTCAGCGATAATCGGTCGTGGGGCGGTGGCTGCAAACGTTGTTTTACCAACACCGCCCTCGCCGTACACAACCATCAGAATTGATGGTTTTTCGGTCGGGTCTAAACTATTAAAGACTTTCATATTCTCCTTTCTTTTACAGGCTCCAGTCGCCCAGCTCCCTCACCTCCTCGATGAGGAAATTCGGCTCGCTGTCGCCAAACTTTATGATTTCGTCAACACACGTACGCAGCTTGCGTTCGCCGGCTTCAACAAAGTCGATGCCGGCAATCATGAATTGCACGCGGTATGGTGCGACGGACTCAACCACACAGTAGGCAAACTTGACTAGCGCCGGGTCTAACTCTAGGCTTGACGCCGTCACCAGCGTGTAAACTGCTGACTGTAAATCGTAGTGCATTGACTGCGCAGTTTTGAAAAACTTGTCGAACTTTGCGGTAGTTTTCAGATCGGTTATCATGGCCGATTCATTAGTGCGAATCAGTACGTCCGCTTTGCCTCTCATGTCTACGCCATCGGCGGTGCGAGCATACATCTCATGCTCGAATGTCGCACCCTTAGCAAAAATGTATTGCTTCGCCAACGGGTGATTCTCGATATTTTTCAAAATCTGATCAGCGGCTTTGAACATGCCTAGAGTGATAATGTGTTTGCCAGCGGCTTTCTGTTCGTTACGCCACGCCTTTGATTCTTTCGAGTAGAAGTTCTCAAACGGACTGATGGCGAATTGATCCTCGCCGCCGAGTATCAGCATGTGAACCAGCTGCCCTAAGTCGATAGCTTTGCTGTCTAGGTCTGGTAGGTCTCCACGTTTAGCGGCGACCGCATAATCGATGCCGTGGTCGAGAATCAATTTCATTGACGAATATGACCACTCTGGTCGGCTATAGTAAGCGTCTGCCACTTACGCCTCCCCCGCCAAAGCACGATCGAGAAATGTCGGATCGATTAGGTTTTCCAGTTTTTCCAACAAACTATTTTCGTCCATAAAACTTGCCCTCAATCCACTTCATTCCTTTGTCGAAAATCCGCAGCCACTTCGCTGCTTTGACCGACTTGTCGAAGTCGTGGTCATCCAACTCGCGCAGACTGTCAATCACCTTGTCGAGAGGCTCGCGCTTATGCACCGGCACCAGCTGAACTGGTGACGGCATCATGTTTACGTGTATCTTCATCGCCAAATCTCCTTTCGCGATTTTAATTCTTGTATAGCTTCGTCGAACGCACCGTTCACAAACAGCACGATTGCCAGCACCGCAATTGCTGCGAACTGCACCCACCAGAGGCGCAAGTCTGTTGGCTCGCTCATTGCGATTATTGCGGCTGGTAGTCCGACTACCCAACTGATGATTTTTTTGATCTGTTTGTTTTTCGCTGCCAT